AAATTCTTTAAATACAGATTTAAGCACACTAGGTAAAACTGATCCTGAAAGTTTAAAAAGATTGATTGCTAATGATGCAGACTTTTTACCACAAGCAACACCAGATCAAATTGTACAGTTTAATAATAATTTAGAATATTTAAAATCAACNTATCCAGAAACATTTGCAAAACAACAAGTAGTAACAGAAGCAAAGACTGGAATTAAAACTTTAGTAGATGATGTTAATCCTAAATCAAAAAAACTCACAAAGGATGAAATTGCAGATTATGAAGAACAAATTGGACGTGATGCAGAAGAGTGGTTGTCAGAGGGAACAATTGATGAAGCAGAGAAAGCTTTGAAAAATAGCAAAGCAGAAGAAGCATATTATCGTGGACAGTATTTAACCGGTAAATTAGATCCTGTAGCAGGTGAAAAAACTCAAGGTCGTATGGATTTTTTAAGAAAAAAAGCTGAATACGCAGAAGATGTAAAAGATAGAAGATTNNTTACTNTAGANGAAATNAATGAATTAGATGAATTAGAAAGAGTATTTGAACCACGTAGNTCAAGTAGTATAAATATATCAGATCCTAAAACTGCAGAAGATTTTACAAACTTTGCAAGACAGAATGATCCAGAAGGATTTAAAAAAATTCAAAAGATAGCAGATGATATTAATAATAAAAATACTTTAAAAGATTTTGATATTAAAGATAGAGAACCAAATGCTAGAGGTGGAAGTGTTGGAAATCTAACTTATAAAAAAATGTTTAGTAATTTAGATAGAACTTTGAATAAAGGTTTAGGAACAATGTTTAAGAGGAAACGATAATGAGAACTGTTGAAGAAACTAAAAATCAAATAAAAAAAGAAATTCAAAAACAAATTAATAATGAAGATACAATTAATATTAGAGAAATTTCTAGAAAAGTAGGAGCTTCAAAAACTACAGCTCAAAGAGTATTTACAGAATTTTTTAAAGATAATCCTAATGTCATTCTAGGTAGAAATAGAAATGCAACTAAAATAGTTGATAAGATTATTTCTGAAGGAGAAACANATGTTGATAAAATAAAAAAAATTGCATTAGATAAATATAGAATAAATGTTGCAGATAGAACTATTCAACAAAAAGTAAACATAGCGACAGATCTTTCTGTTCCAGAATATGAAAAGATATTAAGAAATATAGTTAATGATAAAACATATAAACCCCCTATTGATATATCAGCAGCAGGAAAAGGATTAACTGCAAATTATAGACAAGCAAAAACTAATTTAAAAGAAGAAATTCCAAATCTACAAACCTTTATTAATCAAAGTTCTAGCAAAAGAAAAAAATTAACAAGAGCACAAAATCCTGAAAAAAGAGAAATGGATTTAGTCAGTGCACAAATGAGAAGAGATAAAAGAAGATTTTCAGAAAAAGGAAAAATTGGTTTATCNGAAAGAGAATTAGATTTGAATAGACAACAAAGAACAGTGCTTAAAAAAGTAAATGATATTATTAATAATAATCCAGAAGCAATATTAGAAGATAAGGAACTATTAGATAAAATTAGTACACGTGTNGATAGAGAAGGAAATATATATAAANCAAAGATTGATTTGTCTGCAGTAATTGATCCTAAAAAAGATGCAAGATTTTTTAATTTATCTCATGGTAAAAGAATTCAGTTAGGAGGTGAACTATTAGATTCTACTGCAAATAGATTTGCAGCTCCTTTTTCTTTAAATCAATTTTTTACTCCTGACGCAGAAAGATTTATAGAAAAAAATTATAACAACCCAGAAGCTCAAAATAAAATTGATGACATTGTTAATAAAGCAAAAGAATTAAAAGTCACATTAAGACCTGATGTTCCAAAAGGAACATTTAAAAATGAAGTTGGTAATTCAGTTAGATTTATTGGTTACACAGAAAATTTAAATAAACCTGTTGATAAAATTATTGATGTAGTTAAAACTTATACACCTAAACGATTAAATAAATTTACTTTACCTATTATTGCCGGAACTGCACTCATAGGAACAGCACAAGCTCAAACCCCGTCCCCGATTCAAGACACGCAAACCGCAATGCAAGATCAAGCAGTAGAGGGACAAGTACCCGAACAAAAATTAGCATCACCTATTAAATATGATCAGTATGCAGGTTTCGTTGCTCCAGAAAATCTAAATGAAAAAGCATCTCAATCGGATCTTTTATATTGGATCGCGGATAATGAAATATCAGAAGAAGTTCAACAAGTTGGAAAGATAGTTGGTGAAGCTGCGGCAGTAATTGGTGGCGCAACAGTTGGACTTGGTTTACCTGATGTTAAAAAAACAATTCAGGAAAGAAAAGCTATTGGTAAATCTCCAATAACAGGAACTCTTGCAAAAGGTTTTTATAGACTAGGTAGTCCATTAGCGACTGCTGCATTTACAATACCACAAGCATTAGATGAAGATACAACGTTAAAAGATATTGGAACTGATCCGTTAAACTATTTAGGACTTGCTACAATGGAGACTTTAGGAAAGAGAGCAGGAACTGTCGCAGCTCCAGCAGCAGCTCAAGCAACTGGAATTATGGGTGCTTTAAAAAATTATGGTACACTTAAAAATGTAGGAGAAGCAATTCCTGGAAAATTAAGTACTGCATTAAGATTAGGATTAAATCCAAGAGTTATAGCAGGTGCTTCTAGATTTTTAGGAATACCAGGACTTATTGCATCTACTGGATATACTCTATATGACTATCTATCCAACAAAGATAAGGAAGCTCAATAATGGATCGTAGAACTTTATTAAAAATAATGGGTGGTATTGCCGCATTACCTGCTTTAGGAAAAGCATTAAAAGGTACAGGTATTAAAGCTATAAAAGCTGCTGGGAAAGTTTTACCTAAAGTTCAAGGTATGCCTGAATGGTTTACTCCACTTGTTAATAAAATTATGAAAGAAGGAACAGATATATCTCCTAAAGCTTCAAGAGTTGAAGATATGACAACTGTTAAAAAATTAGAAATACCTTCGGAGACTGGTAAACCAGAAATAATTACTCTTACAGAAAATAAAGTAACTGGAAATATTACTATTGAATCTAATTATGGTGGAATAGGAGACACACCTTTTGAGTTAAATTACCGACCACCTAAATCAGATATTAATATAGAAACAGGTAAAGAAATAAAATCTCCAGGTGATTTTTCAGTAATAGAAAATAGACCAAGACCAACTAGAGAACCAGGAGATTATGAATTTGACTATGATAATTTTGATATTGATAGTGCTTACAGTGATGTTGAAAGATTAGAAAAAATTGCAACTGGAAAAATAAAAGATGTAAAAAAAATTGAACAAAGAGCAGCAGGTAGAAAAAAAGTAGAGCAATCTCCTTACGAAGATATTATGGATAGATACCCAGACCCAGATATAGGTGACTATGATATGGATTATGCAAATGGTGGAATAGCAAGTTTTGAAAATGGTGGTAAAGCTAAAAAGAAAAAAATAGCTAAAGATGAATTAGAAAATTTAGAAGATGAAATTCTTATTCCTGATCCAGATAAAAAAGTTAAAGAAGATCCAGAATTCTTTTTTGGACCTGTTGAAAAAAAAGGTAGTTCTAATTTACCTATTGAAGGCGGTGTAAAAGAATTAAAACAATTTATAAAAGGACAAACACCTAGAGGAGTTGGTATTGGATATGGTGGTCCTGATTATGGTTTAATTGCTGTAAAACCTTTGTTTAATGAACAAGATAGAAGACCATTAGTTCAAGGATATTTTAATCCTAGTGAAAATACAAACATTAGGGGTTCATTAGGACCAACAGAACAACGATTAGATTATTCATATGGAAATCCAAATGCTTCAAATGTAAATGTTGGTTTTACCAGAAACACACAAATGGGAAGACCTGAATATATGCTTAACCTTGGTGCACGATTCGCGAACGGTGGATTGACAAAAACAGTGCCACCTGCTATGGGTCCTGACTCACAAGGTGTTGAAACATTATTCAGAAGAAGGTATAGTTAATCATGGCAGAAATTGATAAGTCATTACCCAATACAAAGACTACTATTGAAATTCCAGGTCAAACTGAAGTAGAACAAACTATTCAAGAAGAAATACAACCTACAGATTCTCCTGTTGAAATTAACATGAGTGAAGATGGTGGAGCAGAAATTTCTTTTGATCCAAGTATTGCATCTATGCCAGGAGGAGAAGACCATTATGCAAATTTAGCAGAATTTTTAGATGAAAGTATTTTAACAGATGTTGGATCTGAATTAGATGAAAAATATACTGATTATAGATCTTCACGACAAGATTGGGAAATGGCATATACAAATGGTTTAGATCTATTAGGATTTAAATACGAAAAAAGAACAGAACCATTTAAAGGTGCATCAGGAGTTACACATCCAGTTCTTGCAGAATCAGTAACACAGTTTCAAGCACAAGCTTACAAAGAATTACTTCCCGCGGACGGGCCCGTGCGAACACAGATTATGGGTTTAACTGATCGTAATAAAGAAGATCAAGCGATGCGAGTTAAAGAATTCATGAACTATCAGATTATGAACGTCATGAAAGAATACGAACCTGAATTTGATCAGATGTTATTTTATTTACCATTATCAGGATCTACATTTAAAAAAGTTTATTATGATGCAATACTTGGAAGAGCAGTATCTAAATTTATACCTGCAGAAGATTTAATTGTTCCTTATTCAGCACATCACTAGAAGATGCAGAAGCAGTTATTCATGTAATAAAAATTTCTGAAAACGATTTACGTAAACAACAAGTAAGTGGTTTTTATAGAGACGTGGAACTTGGAGAACCACCATTAAAAGAAGATGAAATTAAAAGTAAGCAAAGAGAACTAGAAGGAGTTCGTGTTGAAAAACAAGAAGACATTTATACTTTATTAGAATGTCATGTTAATTTAGATTTAGAAGGTTTTGAAGATAAAGATCCTGAAACTAATGAGCCCACAGGTATTAAACTTCCATACGTTGTAACAATTGAAGAATCATCTCGAGAAGTTTTATCTATTAAACGTAATTATAAATCAGACGATCCATTAAAAAATAGAACTAATTACTTTGTACACTTTAAATTTTTACCAGGACTTGGATTCTATGGCTTTGGTTTAATTCACATGATTGGTGGATTATCAAGAACTGCAACTTCAGCTTTAAGACAATTATTAGATGCAGGAACTTTAGCTAATTTACCATCTGGATTTAAGATGCGTGGTATTAGAGTTCGTGATGATGCACAACCTTTACAACCTGGAGAATTTAGAGATGTAGATGCACCAGGAGGTAATTTACGTGATGCATTTATGCCATTACCATTCAAAGGACCTGATCAAGTATTATTACAATTGATGGGTATTGTAGTAGATGCAGGACAAAGATTTGCAAGTATTGCTGATGCACAAGTTGGAGATATGAATCAACAAGCAGCCGTTGGTACAACGATGGCATTACTTGAAAGAGGNTCNCGTGTAATGTCAGCTATACACAAAAGAATTTATGGTGCACTNAAAAATGAATTTGAATTATTAGCAAAAGTATTTGCAACTTATTTACCACCTAATTATCCGTATGATGTTGTTGGTGGAACAAGAGAAATTAAAGTTACAGACTTTGATGAGAAGATTGATATTTTACCAGTTGCAGATCCAAATATATTTTCACAATCACAAAGAATTAGTTTAGCACAAACACAATTACAACTTGCTCAATCTAATCCACAGATTCATGACATCTATCAAGCATACAGATCAATGTATGAAGCAATTGGAATTAAAAATATAGATTTAATTCTTCCATCACCAAAACAACCAATGCCAATGGATCCAAGTTTAGAACATATTACTTCAATGTCAGGTCAACCTTATCAAGCATTTCCGGGACAAGACCATAAATCACATATTGAAGCTCATTTAAATTTTATGCAATTGAATATGGTTAAAAATAATCCTACAACTATAATGTCTATTCAAAGAAATATACTTGAACACATCTCAATTATGGCTCAAGAACAAGTTCAAATAGAATTTGTACAAGAATTACAGCAATTACCTATGTTGCAACAGCAAGCACAGATGAATCCACAGGCCGCGCAACAAATTCAAAGCATCACTATTCAAATTGAATCAAGAAAAGCTCAATTAATAGCTGAAATGACTAAAGATTATGCTGATGAAGAAAATAAATTGGTTGGACAGTTTGATTCTGACCCACTTTTAAAATTAAAATCACGTGAAGTTGACTTAAAAGCTATGGAAAACGAGCAAAAACGTAAAGAAGCTGAAGAAAGACTTAATTTAGATAAAATGAAAGCTATGATGAATCAAACAAATGAAGAAAATAAGCTTGATCAAACTGAAGAATTAGCTAAACTGCGCGCTGGAGTAAGTCTTGCAAAACAAGGCGTCCAACAAATGAAAATAAGAGGAATATAATATGAAAAAAACTCAAAAAAAAGTAAAAGAATCAACAGGTGCTCAAGTAGATCATTCACAATTTATAAATAGTGATGGTTATGCACAAGCAGTTGATGTTGAAGTTTCTAATCCACAAGAAACGCAAATAGTTCAAGTAGGTGGACAAAGAGCGATGCTTCCAGAAAAAAAACGTAAAGCAAAGTGGTACTAAATGCCTGTAAAAAAAATTTTAAAAGTTTTAAAAAATAAAGTAAAAAAATCTGCCTTTAAAAAAACAGATGATATGGATAGAGCTCTTGAAGAGTTCGATGATTACATTAATTTAGGAATTAAACCTGCTCCACTTCAAGGACCTGATTTAAAACCTGCATCTAAAACTAAAAAATTACGTGAACCAATTACTATGTCAGTTGAAGAAAGAACAGGTGGATTATTAAAAGAAGGTAGAGATTATAAAACTGGTCCAGAAGGAGAATATATTAGTTTAAAAAATGAAAAATATAAAAAAGATCGTATTGCTGAAAGAAGAAAATTAAGTGATAAAATTAATGATAAAACTGCAACTAAAGATGAAATAGAAGCAATGGATATGATTGAAGAAATGGATGTTGGTTATAAAAAAGGTGGAATGGTTAAAAAAGGTTTTCCAAAATTAGCTAAAAAAGGATGGAAGTAAACCATGATTCAAATGTTAGGCTATTGCACCTTTAGCTAAAATTTTATTTAGCACAATTGAAAAAGCAGTACC